CACGCGCGAAAGCATTGTTACCCTTGAAATTCTCTATGGCGTTTATGGGCCCGCTCTATTTGATGAAAACGGCAAGCGTATCAATGACGGCACAGGCTACCGCGATTTATGGAATCTGATTGAATCCACCCGCCAAGCCCTTTTTACGCAATATACCATTGATAAACGATATCGAATTGTGGAGGACTTTTTCGAGGCCGACATGATTGATGAGCAGATTTATCCTTATTGGGAGGGCAGATGCACAACAAAATGGTATGTTATGTTTCCGCTACCCAAGATTGACGAGAGATTTTTTTAGGAAGGAGAGTGCTTTATGCAAGAAGAAATTATCAAGGCCGACGACATTGCAATTGGCGCGGAAAATGTCGCCAAAAAAGGCAAGCCAAAAGAGCCTAAGCCAAAAACGGCAGCAGAACAGACGGCAAAGGCAAAGACCGAAAAACAAGCCTTTATGTATCTTGGCCCAAATCTTCCCGGCGGAAGATTGTTTTGCGGAAATTTATTCAAGTGCAATTCGCTTGATGAAATACCCCATTTGGGAGGAGTTTTTGAAAAAATTCCCGAAGTCAAACAGCTTTTCGCCGAGGTTAAGCAAGTGCCCATGCTACAAAAGCAACTCAAAGAACAAGGCACACGGGCATATGGCTTGTATCAACACACGGTTTCGCTGATTGCGGCGGCGATTAAAGAGGGGGTGTTTAAAGATGGCATTTAGACGTGGTATTTTTATTTCGGAAGAACCAACGCCCATTGTGCCACCTGTGAGGGTTGATGCCGCCATGCCTGTTGTTTATGTGACAGCTCCTGTGCATTTGGCGGAAAACCCCTATGGTGTGACAAATAAGCCCGAGCTTCTTTTTACTTATGCTGATGCGGTGCGAAAATTCGGATTTAGCATGCGGCCGGAAATTTGGAATAACTACACAGCCCCACAAATGATTTTCAGCCAGTTTGCGCTATATGGTGTTTCGCCCCTTGTGTTAGTCAATGTCCTTGATCCCAGAGAACACAACGAGGCAATAACAAACCACAAGCTGAATCTTGAAGATTATTCGGTGGTGTTGGCGGAGGAAGCCCCAGAAGACCCCGGCAATCCGCTAGACCCTGATGCAGACCCAGTATTTGTGCCTGTTGAGGGTGTTTTGATTGACACCATAACCATCAAAGATGACGAGGGCGCGGAATATGTGGAGGGCATACATTACACCCTTTCTTTCAACAGAAACGGCCATATTGTGGTATCTGCGATTGAGGGAATTACTGACGGCATATCTGCAAATGAGCAGCTAGAATTTGCCTACACCAAACTAGCCCCCGAAAAAGTGGATATTTATGATGTTATCGGCGGCTATGATGTGGCAAACGACAGAAATTTGGGGCTTGAAACGGTCGAGGATATTTTCCCCGACTTTAGAATGATACCCGGCCAGCTTTTAGCACCGGGCTTTTCGTCCGACCCTGTTGTGGCCGCGGTTATGGAAACAAAAGCAAGCAACATCAACGGACATTTCCGCTGCATAACCTTGTGCGATATACCAACCTTGGTAGAAAATGACCATGGCGAGATGGTGCGGCATAGGTTTACCGATGTTCCTGCTTGGAAAAATCAAAACAATTTCACATCACCGCGGCAAATCAACTGCTATCCCATGTTGCGGCTGGGCAATCAGATTTACTACTACTCAACCCAGCTTGCAGGGCGCATAGCGCGGACTGACTTTGAAAATCGCATGGTGCCATATCGCTCGCCGTCTAACCAGCGGCTTGAAATTAACGGTATTTGTGATGCCAATGGTGATGAAATCAAGCTAAACATCAACCAGGCCAATTTCCTTGCAGGACAAGGAATAGTGAGCGCGATAAATTGGACGCAGGGCTGGGTATCATGGGGCGGCCGCACAGGGGCATTTCCCGGCACGACCGACCCCAAAGATGTGCAAATATCCATTCGCCGTATGTTTGACTGGATTGGCAATACTCTTGTTCTTACGCATTGGAGTAGGATTGATTCGCCCATCACAAGGCGCAGGATTGAAACAATAACCGACAGCTCTAATATCTGGTTTAATGGCCTTGCTTCGCAGGAGTTTATCCTTGGTGGCAGGGTTGAATTTATGCCGGATGATAATCCACGCACAGATGTTTTGGATGGTTTTGTGAGATTCCGAGTGCATGTATCCCCGCCGCCGCCCATGGAGGCTGCCGAGTTTATATTGCAATATGACCCGGAATATTTGCAGACCTTGTTTGCGTAGGGAGGAGGGAGAACATTGACGATACCTGAAAAGTTAATCGGTTTTGAGTGCTACAACGAAGGCGAGCATATGACCGGCATTGCAGACGTGGTTTTGCCCAATCTGGCCTACATGACAGAAACCGTGGCAGGGGCTGGCATTGCTGGTGAATTTGATACACCCACAGTAGGTTTGTTTCAATCCATGACCACGACAATCAACTGGCGTGTTTTGATGGATGAAAATGTAACCTTTATCGCGCCAAGGGTATACCATTTTGACTTTAGAGGCTCAAAACAATTTCTTAACAACGCCGTGGGCGAGCTGGAAAAACAAATGCTCAAAGTGGTTATGCGTGTTTTGCCTAAAAATCTTAATTTGGGGAATTTTCAAGGCGGGGCGCAGATGGGTACTTCGGGCGAATTTGAAGTGCTTTATATCAAAATTACGCTGAATGACCGCGAGCTTGTAGAGATTGATAAAATCAATTACAAGTGCATCATTGATGGCGTTGATTATCTGGAAACAGCGGCTCAACACTTGGGCAAGCGGTAATTGCCCAAGTGTTTAAATGATTGGAGGATTACACGTACTAAACAAACAAATCGCCTTTAATGGCGAAACCTATACCGAAATCAATTTTGACCTTGATAATTTGCGGCGTGTTGATTTGGATACCGCCGAAAAAATTACAAGGGCAAGGCACGGGAAAACGCCCATTGTCGTCATTGAGCTTAACAAAACCTATCAGGTATGCCTTGCAACAATGGCGGCCGACGTTCCCCCGGGCGTATTCGAGCTTCTTGGCGCGAGGGATTATACACAGATTGCTTTGATGGTGCAGGATTTTTTGCTCGGTGGGGAATCGGATGCCCAGGGGCAGGAGGCTCAGGCGGAATTGGAGAAATACTTGGAGGAATCTGGTCGAATGAAGAATACGAGGAAGAGCGGGACACCTCCTATGAATCCTCCAGTGTAAAAAAACTGGATGATATAATTATGGATTTGGCAATCGGGCTAAATACCAGCATTAAGGATTTGGAGGACTTGCCGCTTAGAAAGCTTTATCGGCTTATTGACAATTATGCCGATAAAATGGAGAGGCAACAACGCGCATTAAAAAATAGCCGTAAGGGGGCGGGGGCGTGAAAGCATCTAAAGCTTATATGATAGCGTTTAAGCTACAGGCACAGCTTGGCAAAAATTTCGGCAAAACTTTTCAAGAAGCCGAGAATATCGCCACACGCCTAGGCGACAGAATGACAAGCATTGGAAAAGGCTTGACACTTCGCGTTACCGCCCCCTTGATGGCTATAGGAGCGGGAGCTTTGCGCATAGGCGCAGATCTCGAATCGACTTTGGGCGATATACAGGCGCATACCAGCAAAACAGCGGAAGAAATCGACCAATTGAGTACATCTTTTAGAGGGCTGGCGGTCGCCGGAAGTTATGGCGCATTTACTGCTAGAAACATCACCGATGCTTTTAGCAATGTTGCTGTTGAGGGCATGAATGTTTACGACAGCACGGAGCTTATGCGCAAGGCGATGGTTTTCGCTACCGGCACAAACAACAGCCTGGCTAGTGCCACAGGGCTTTTAAATTTGTCCCTTGTTAAGACCCAGTCTGATGTATCGCATGCCGAAAGATATATAAATGCTTTTGCAGAAACGATTGCGCAGAGCCAAATGAGCGTGAGCAATCTTGAAAAGGCCATTGTAACACTTGCCCCGACCATGAATCAATCGGGGGATAGTATGGAATTTTTCAACGCTACGCTCTCTCAATTATATCAAGGTGGGTTATATGGAATTAGTGCTGGACGTGGACTGGAGCAGATTTTCAATGCGCTTGTGTCGCCATCAGATGCTGCGGCGGCAGCAATGCACAGGCTAGAATTTTCTATGTTTGATTGTTTTGGCAATGTTCGCCAACTATCTGATGTTATGCCTGAGCTAATGAGGGCTTTAGACGGAGTGACGACCGAATATGAGCGGTTAAATTTACAAAGCGATTTATTCTCTACTGTGTATTCCAGAGCCGTATTTGACGAGTTATCCCGAAATCGTAATGCATGGACAGATAACGTGTATGCAATGTATGAGGCTACGTCTGCTCTTGACGGCACAGGGAGAGCTTTTCAAATGGCTGCCATACAAAATAGCGGGCTGGCAGCTTCATCGCGACATTTGAGAGCATCGCTTGAAGAAGTCAAGCTGACAATTAGCGATGCTCTTATGCCACATGCCATGTGGCTTGTTGATGGTGTTCGGAGTTTGGTTCAGGGCTTTGCAAACCTTGATGAAGGCACACAACGCCTAATTATTCGAATTGCTATGTTTGCCGCCGCCGCTGGGCCAGTCTTGATGATTGGTGGAAAGATATTCAAAACAGTTGGCAAAATGCACGGAGTATACACTAAATTCAAGGCCACATTAACCGCAGTAAAAACAGCGCAGGAGCTGTCCAATGCCGCAACCGCTGCAAACACAAAACTAACCAAAATTAACACAGCAGTAACCGCCACAGCTAAAAAAGCCAGTGCTGCAAGAAAATTAGCTACCACAGCTGAAAATCAGGCTTTAAGGCTTGCCGCACAAGCCGAATTGCTTAGGGCGCAGCATGGCGCAACACATACCAAGGCAATTGCGGCGGCAACGGCGGCCGAAAAGGCTCGGACTGTTGCTACTAATGCGGGTAAAATCGCTAATAAACACGCAAATACATTAGATAAAATCCGCACCAACCAAACAATCGTAAATACTGCGGCACTCAAAGCCAACGCCGCAGTTACCAACGCCAGCGCATTAGCGGGAACAAAACTTGGCAAAGTGCTTGCTTTTGTTACAAAAGTCAATACAGCGGCGACCATGAAAAAGATGGCTTTTGGCACAACCTTGGCTGGGGTCTCTGTTAAAATGAATCTACTTTCTGTTAGCATGGCAAAAGCGACAGTAGCTCAAAAGTTAATGGCTTTTGGTACAAAGGGATTGTCGGTAGCATTTAAAGTCATGTCGGCCGCCATTATGAAAATCCCTGTTTTTGGCTGGATTTTGGCGGCGATTACCGGCGTGATTGCAGTTGTTGCAGCTTTGGTGAGATGGCTCAATCGTGTTGGCGAGGAATATGCCGCCATGGGCGAGGAAGCAGAAAAACTTCTGGAGCGACAACAGGCTTTGACTGATGCCGCCTACAATGCGGCGATTAGGTTTGAGGAACAAACCCAAGCTATGGCGAATTCTCAAATGAGAACCGCCTATCTTGCCGAACAGATAGAATACCTTGCATCACGATATAGCCTCACGTCCGCAGAAATGGCGCGGATGGATAGCTATATCGCCGAGCTAAACAATAGCACCCCCGGGCTTACTCTCGCCTATGATGCGCAAGCAGGCGCGCTAAATATGACCGCCGATGCCCTTAGTGCCTATTTATCCATGGCACAGCTGGAGGCGCAAGTTATCGCGCAAAGACAAGAATCGGCAAGGCTTTGGAATGAGGAATTGGAGCTTGCTCAAGCCTATTATGAAACATCCCAACGCCGTTATGAGATGGAGGCAAAACTAAATGACGGCACACGCCGCAGCAGAGCCAACAGGCGAGCCTTAGAGGCCGCTGTAAACGACCTCATAACCGCCGAAGAAGGCTATAGATATGCCCTTGAAGCCAATGCCGCCAGATATACCGAAGTCAATCGGCTTATTTACGATAATGTCAACGCACTTGAGCATAAACGCAGAGTGCAGGAGCAGGCCGAGATTGCAATGCATGGCTATGAAATGGCTATGCGCCGCATGGCTTTTACTGCCGAAGAGTGGGCTGATGCTCAAAACAAGGCATTGTCAAGAATGAATAATGCCTTTGAAACCCATATGCAAGTAGCCGGAAACGCTTTTGATACCGTAAATCAGCGCGCTACAATTTCATTTGAAGAAATGATTGCCAACATGAACGCCAACGCCGCCGCCGTTGCCATGAAGAGCGATAATCTTGCCATACTCGTTACAAAGGGTTTGGAGGAAGGGCTTATAAATCAGTTGCGCAAAATGGGCCCCGCAGCAGCCGACCAGGTAGCTTTGTTAGTAAAAGAGCTTGAAGCTGCACCCAATAGGTTGTATGAGTTAAATAGTGCATTTGCATCAAGTGCTGATGCCGCTATGGGGGCAATGATAAACGAGCTTGACCCGCACGGTGTCGCTGAATCTGCCTATGATTTAATTGACCATGTGGCTTTGACTATCTTGGAAAATCCGGCAATGGAAGTCGCTCTTATCGCTAAGGTGAATTCCAGCTTTGAAGCCTTTTCAAATACCATTGATTACATTGGATTTGATATGGGCGGGTATTATATGGTGGTTGGAGCGGCAAAGGGTATCGAAAACGGCACAATCCACATTGAGCGCGCGCTGGTAAATGCCGCAAACAGGGGGATGACCGCTTTTGAAAATGCCTTGCTTATTAGTTCTCCGTCCATGAGGGCTTTTGGCGCAGGAGAAAAGACCATTGATGGCTATGTTCTCGCTATTTACTCCAAATATGACGAGGTGGAAAAGGTCTGCTCTGGTTTGGCTGATGTTGTAGCAAATAGCCTGCAAGTCAATTTGCCCGACATAACCGCCCCAAAAGTTTATCCATTTGGTGCAAATCCTTTGAGTTTTGGCAATGGAGGCTATTCAAACGCCCTTGGCTCACAAGGTGGATTCAGCCGTTTTCCAAACCTTGGTTTTGGAGATGACGGCAGTAATCCAACTTCCGGCGCAAGACCAATTGACAGCATCAACAGGATAAACAACGCTGGAACGTATAATACCGACAGCTTTGTTTTGAATTACAATCCTAGCTACTCCATAGACGGCAGCGGCCATAACACAAGCGAGTTAGAGGCCATGGTTAGAAGCCTGACCCAAGAGGGGTATGGAGATATTGTTCAGATTGTAAATCAGATTATAGATGCTAGAAAGAAGAAAGAGGGGAGGCTGACCAATGCCTAAATTTATTACCACACAAGGCGACACCTGGGACAGCATTTCTCTGCGTGTCTATGGCAACGAAAAACTTATGCACATTTTGATAGAAGCGAACCATCAATACCGCAACATAGCAGTTTTCCCGGCCAACTGCGAGCTTGTGGTGCCAGAGCTACTGAGAGGGGAAAGGGTGTCCTTTCCCCCTTGGCAAGCCAACTAATGGCTTTAGCAAGACGGTCGAGGGCAAAAATCGATTACAATGGCCGAGATGTTTCAGATACTGTGATTGATTTTGCCTATACTGATGATTACGATAAAACGGATAATATCTCAATTCGCTTTTCGGATAGAGAGGGTCGCTGGCTCAATGAGTGGTTTCCGGAAACAGGGGATACCTTTACTGCTGAAATTGAAATTTTTGACTGGAGTTCCCCCGGCGACAACCGCACAAGGTTTTTAGGGGAGTTTGAAATCGACAACCCCGAGCATACAGATACATTCGCAGTAAGCGGTGTATCTGTGCCGATAACAAGCAATGTGAGAAGTGAGCGCAAAAATCGGGCGTGGGTTGATGTGTCATTATCAGAGATTGCAGAGGATATTACCGGTAATGCCGGATTGAGGCTGGTTTATGATACTGACATTGATCCATTTTATGACAATGCCGACCAAAACGATAAATCGGATTTGGCTTTTTTGGAGGAGCTTTGTAAATCTGATGGACTGTGTTTGAAAATAACCAGAGGGCAGCTGATTATTTACGAAGAAAGTAAATATGAGGCAGAGCCGGCAGTTATCACAATCCGAAAAGGCTCTGCCAATATTAAAGGGCATCCACGATTCAACCGAGTTGCCAAAGATATTTACAGGGCTTGTGAAATAAAATATTTTTGCCCGAAAATAAACGACACCTATATTGGCTATTTTGAAGACCCTAATGCATCCGATGTCGGCCACACATTGAAATTGCGTGAAAATTACAATAGCGAATATGACGACATAAGCCTTGACCGCAAGGCACGGGCAAGGCTTAGAGAGAAAAATAAATATGAATGGACTTGTGATATTGAATTAACTGGCGATATCATTTATTTTACAGGAATAAATGTGCAATTGGAGGGCTGGGGCAGATTTGACGGCAAATATCATATCTACAACAGCAGCCACAATATCAACAATGGCGGATATGATGTGTCGCTAAGATTGCGTCGTTGTCTGGAGGGGTATTGATGCGAGATAAATATACAGATACCATACGGATTGGCAT